CTATTGTTGCAGCGTTCTATGGCGGTCAAGCTTACAGCAAAGGTAAGAAGTGATGGCACGTAATTACCGTAAAGAGTACGACAACTATCAAGGTACTCCCGCCCAGCGCAAACGTAATGATGGACGCAAGGCTGCACGTCGTAAGATGGAAGCTAAGGGTAAAGTGCGTAAGGGTGACGGTAAAGACGTAGACCATAAAGACGGTAACCCACGTAATAACAAAAGTAAGAACCTACGTGTAACTACGAAGAAAGCTAACCGCAGCTTTAAGCGTACTAAGACAGCAGGTAAAGCATAATGTCGGAGAAGAAGAGTGGTGCTAAAAAAGATTCGAGGCTTGCTAGAGCTGGTGTATCGGGTTTTAATAAACCCAAACGAACCCCAAACCACCCCAAAAAAAGCCACATCGTCGTCGCCAAAGAAGGTGACAAAATCAAAACGATCCGCTTCGGAGAGCAAGGCGCAAAAACCGCAGGGAAGCCGAAAGCGGGGGAAAGCGAAAAAATGAAGAAGAAACGTGCATCTTTCAAAGCACGTCATTCAAAGAATATTGCTAAAGGTAAGATGTCAGCAGCTTACTGGGCAAACAGGGAAAAGTGGTAACATGCCAACGCCAACTAATAAAAAGCTCTACGCTAAAGTAAAAGCAGAGGCTAAGAAGAAGTTTGACGTATGGCCCAGCGCATATGCATCCGCTTGGTTAACTAAAACCTATAAAGCACGTGGTGGTAAGTATAGCGGCTCCACAGAAAATAAAGTGAAAAAGAAGTAATGCCTGTACATAAAGTAAAAGGTGGCTACAAGTGGGGTAAGACTGGTAAAGTCTACAAAACTAAAGCTGCAGCAGAAAGACAAGGTAGAGCTATATACGCTAGTGGTTATGCTATAGGTGGTCTTGGCAAATGGTTCGGTGAAGAGTGGACTGACGTTAAGACTGGTAAGCCTTGTGGTCGCTCTAATGCTTCTAAGTCCAAGCGCCCGTACCCAGCTTGTAGACCCAAGGCAGTCGCAGGAAAGATTACTAAAAAAGAAGCAGCAAAGAAAACTGGCCCTAAAAAGGTCAAATGGTCAACAACAGCATCAGGAAAGAAGAGAAAATGAAATTTGAACCATGTCCCGGTTGTAAAACACCAGCTAAGTGTGCAAAAAATGGTTGCCAGAAAGCAAAGAATAAAATGTCATACGGTGGTATGGCTAAGAAGAAGATGGCTTATGGTGGTATGGCTAAAAAGGGCTACAAAGATGGCGGCTTCTGTACAGGTCCAGCAAAAGGCTATAAGAAGTAACATATGAAATACTTTCACAAATATAAGAAGGCTTTAGAAGAGCACGGTTATACAGTTAAAGATAATGGTCATGTGTTTGACAGACGAGGTAATCGTTCTGCTTCAGAAGACCGTTTCGGAAATGTGTATTGTGATGATGCTAATGTAACTAACATTTGTCGTAAGGCTGAAGAAGAGCTTAGTAAGCCCAAGCCTAAGAAACGTACCTACAAGAAAAAGGTAGATCAAAGTGTCACTGTTTAATCAGGGTAAATCAGCACGTACTAAGTCTCTGTTCGGTCATAACACGGGCACGACTACAGAAGACGTGTATATTTGCCCTAACAACTGTACTGCAGAGATTACTTACCTACACATTCACAATACTACGGGTAACACTAGTATTACTATTGAGTGGTTTGTACACCCTAACAATATAGACTCTGCACTGTCAGATAAGACAAATGCTAATTACTCTACGTGGAAAACATCAGGGTATACCTCACACTACCTAGAGGGTAAAAACTTAGGTGCAGGTGAGTACATTACCTTTGCTGATATGGACCTTGTTCTACAACCTGGTGATAAGCTGCAGGTCACGCCTGACACAGCAGCACACCTTGACACTATCTTAACAGTAACGGAAACCTTTGTACCTGTCGGGTAGCGGGTATGCATAAATAGGTACTACTACCTGACCTACTTTCAAGTATAACTATCTCCGCACACACAAACAAAGGAGATATGTGATGCTTAACTTTCTAAAACGTGTATTCAAAGCTATTGAAGTTGCACAACAAAAACGAGCAGACTACAAACTACTACAAATGCTGTCTGATCGTGAACTACGTGACCTAGGCATTGGTCGCTCACAAATACAGGAAGTCATTTATGGCGAAGAATCTTACGGAAAAACAAGCAAAGTTTCTTGAAGTCTTGTTCGACGAAGCGGGTGGGGATGCAGTAGCTGCTAAGAAATTAGCTGGCTATGATCCCAACTCGTCTACTACTGCTATTGTAGAGGCTCTAAAAGATGAGATCGCAGACAAAACACGTACTTACTTTGCTCGTACTGCGCCCAAGGCTGCTATGGCTATGGTTGGCGCTCTATATGATCCTACTGAGCTAGGTATTAAAGAAAAGATGGTCGCAGCAAAAGACTTGCTTGACCGTGCTGGCCTTGGTAAAGTAGATAAGGTCGATGTCACTTCTTCAGGTGGCATTTTTTATCTACCACCCAAAGAAGGCAATAATGAGTAGCAGTGAAACTTCCAACTGAGCGAGACTTAGGTGAATGGCAACTGCCTAAACCTAAATCACCTTATAACAAAGATTGGCACGAAATAGTCAGGGTAACACAGAAGATACCCTTCGGCTATGCAGAACATCCTGAGAATGACCGTCTACTTATTCCTATAGTAGAAGAGCTTGAAGCATTAGAACTTGCAAAACGTCATCTTCAACAGTATAGTTATCGAGCTGTAGCAAACTGGTTAACAAAAGAAACTGGTCGTTACATTTCGCACATGGGATTGAAGAAAAGAGTAGAACTTGAGCAACGACGTAAAAAGGCAATTACAATTAAACGTAAGTTCGCCAAATGGCTTGAAGAAACCCTCGCGGAAATCGAAAAACTCGAAAGCCGTGGGGTCGGGGCGTACTCAGAAGAAAAAGACAGTTGAAGCAGTCGCACCCCCTCAGACAGAGACTGTTCCTGCTCGTGCAATAGAACCTGAGTTTGATGTAGAGCTAGCGCAAGACATTGTGTTTAAGCCAAACCCCGGCCCCCAGACGTACTTCCTGAGTTCATCTGAACGAGAAGTACTATATGGTGGTGCAGCAGGTGGTGGTAAATCGTATGCGATGCTTGCAGACCCTCTACACGGATTGAATGACCCTAACTTTTCTGGCCTACTTGTACGTCACACTACAGAAGAGTTACGGGAACTTATTCAGAAATCTCAGGAGTTATACCCTCGTGCAGTACCCGGAATCAAGTGGTCAGAGCGTAAGTCACAATGGACAAGCCCTAGAGGTGGACGACTCTGGATGTCATACCTCGACAAGGATACCGATGTCACACGATACCAAGGTCAGGCTTTTAACTGGATTGGATTTGACGAACTTACTCAATGGTCTACACCTTACGCTTGGGATTATATGAGATCACGTCTACGTAGTGCGCATTCTGCAGACTTAGGTTTGTACATGAGAGCTACAACTAACCCCGGTGGTGCAGGTCACTCTTGGGTTAAGAAGATGTTCATTGACCCAGCGCCAGCAGGAAAACCTTTTTGGGCTACGAATATTGAAACTGGCGACACTATTACGTTCCCTAAAGGACACAGTAAAGAGGGTCAGCCTCTATTCAAGCGCCGTTTTATACCTGCAAGTCTATTTGATAACCCTTATCTGGCAGAAGCAGGTGATTATGAAGCAATGCTTCTATCACTACCAGAGCACCAAAGAAAGCAGCTCTTAGAGGGTAATTGGGATATCAATGAAGGAGCAGCTTTCCCTGAGTTTGACAGATCAATACACGTTATTGACTCTTTTGAAATTCCAAGTAGCTGGACTAAATTTAGAGCTTGCGACTACGGCTACGGGTCTTACACAGGCGTTCTCTGGTTCGCTGTCTCACCTGATGAGCAGCTCATTGTTTACAGAGAGTTATATTGTTCTAAAGTTACAGCTTCCGATCTAGCTGATATGATTCTAGACGCAGAGAAGCACGACGGTGGTATGAGATACGGTGTGCTCGACAGCTCTTTGTGGCACAACCGAGGCGACACGGGGCCATCCCTAGCGGAGCAGATGAACATGAAAGGGTGCCGTTGGCGTCCGTCAGATCGCAGCAGAGGCTCTCGTGTCGCAGGTAAAAACGAAATACACAGACGTTTACAGGTAGATGAATTTACTGAGAAACCACGTCTAGTATTTATGGATAACTGTACAAACACTATCGCACAGATTCCAAGTATTCCTCTGGATAAGAAAAACCCAGAAGATGTAGATACAAACGCAGAGGATCACTTGTATGACGCTCTACGGTACGGTATCATGACACGTCCACGCAGCAGTATATGGGATTTCAACCCAGCAACACAACGCACTGGTTTTCAAGCTAGTGATCCTAAATTCGGGTACTAAGTATGGCAGAACAAGAAGAAATGTTTGAAACTGATGAAGTCGTAGCTGCAGAAGACAGTGATGATAGCATCTTTAAAGAAAAGTCTAGTGTAGTAGGCTTTGTTGAAGAGCGCTACAAACGAGCTGAAGATGCGCGTTACGCAGACGAACAACGGTGGCTAAAAGCTTATCGCAACTATCGTGGTATCTACAGTTCAGACGTACAATTCACTGACACAGAAAAGTCTCGCATCTTTGTTAAGGTTACTAAGACTAAAACACTAGCAGCTTATGGTCAGATTGTAGACGTGTTGTTTGGTAACAATAAGTTCCCACTAACAGTAGACCCTTCAGTTCTACCTGATGGTGTTGCAGAGTCAGTGCATATTAATATTGACCCTAATGCAGCACAGGCTGGCGATGCTTTACGTGGTGTCACAGAGAACAAACCTTCACAGCCGTTTATACTAGACGGTAACACAAAGCTACAACCTGGTGAAACTCTTAATGACCTGAAGCGTCGTTTAGGACCACTACAAGATAAACTCTCTTCAGTATCAGATAAAGTTATTGAAGGTGATGGTACTACACCGACTACAGTAACATTCCATCCTGCTATGATTGCAGCTAAGAAGATGGAAAAGAAGATTCATGACCAGCTAAGCGAGTCTGGCGCTAACACACATCTACGCTCGATGGCTTTCGAGATGGCTTTGTTAGGCACAGGTGTCATGAAAGGACCATTCGCTGTAGATAAAGAGTATCCTAACTGGAATGACGAAGGTGAGTATGACCCTTTGATCAAAACTGTTCCAGAGTGTAGCCATGTTTCTGCGTGGGACTTCTATCCTGACCCAGAAGCTAAGTCTATGCAAGATGCAGAGTACACTGTTGAGCGTCACAGAATGTCACGCACACAGCTACGCTCTTTAAAGAATCGCCCTTACTTTATGGGTGACGCAGTGGATATGGCTGTAGCTAAAGGCCCAGACTACGTACAGAAGTACTGGGAAATGACTATGGAAGATGACGACAGTCAACCTACATCAGAGCGCTGGGAAGTGTTGGAGTTCTGGGGCTACATTGATACAGATATGCTAGAAGAGTACGGCCTAAAAGTACCTTCAGAGCTTAAAAATTTAGATGAAGTGAACGCTAACGTATGGGTGTGTAACGGTGAAGTAATCCGTATGGTACTAAACCCATTCAAGCCTACACGTATTCCTTACTACGCTGTACCTTATGAGCATAACCCGTATAGCTTCTTTGGCGTAGGTATTGCAGAGAATATGGACGACACGCAGACACTTATGAATGGCTTTATGCGTATGGCTATTGATAACGCTGCACTATCTGGTAACTTGATTATTGAAGTAGATGAGACTAACCTTGTACCAGGTCAAGACTTATCAGTACACCCCGGTAAGGTCTTCCGTCGTCAAGGTGGTGCTCCGGGTCAGGCAATCTTCGGTACTAAGTTCCCGAATGTCGCACAAGAAAACATGCAACTATTTGATAAAGCACGGGTTTTGGCAGATGAATCAACTGGTTTCCCTTCCTTCGCACATGGTCAGACAGGCGTATCGGGAGTTGGTCGCACTGCTTCTGGTATTTCCATGCTTATGTCTGCTGCCAACGGCTCTATCCGTAGCGTAGTTAAGAACGTAGACGACTATCTGTTACGCCCTTTAGGTAAAGCATTCTTTGCATTCAACATGCAGTTTGACTTTGATGATAACATTAAAGGTGACCTAGAAGTACGTGCATCAGGTACAGAGAGCTTGATGGCTAACGAAGTACGCTCCCAGCGCCTAATGCAGTTCTTACAAGTAGCACAGAATCCAGTTCTTGCACCTTTCGCTAAAATGGATTACATTATACGTGAAATCGCTAAGAGCATGGACCTTGACCCTGATAAAGTTACAAACTCTATGCAGGACGCAGCTATTCAAGCAGAAATCCTAAAAGGGTTCCAAGCACCTCAACCTGAAGCACCTGCTGGGCCAGAGGGACAAGGAGTACAGGGTGTTCAGGATACATCTGGCGGTGGTGGTCAACAGATCGGCATAGGCACAGCTCCTGTACCGGGCGAACAAGGATTTACTGGCAATGAGCAACCTCAAACCCCTCGTCAACAATAAAGAACTATATGAAGCTTTCTTAGCTCACGTAGATGATCTTATTCATATACAACATCGTACAATAGAACGCGCTGAATCACTTGCAGAGGTACATCGAGCGCAAGGCTCTATAGCCACACTAAGGAAACTCAAGCTGTTAAGAGAGGCAGTCAATGGCGGTTAAAGAACAAACAGAAGCGGTATTCAAGTCAAGCCGTACAGGATATGCGCTGGGTGGTGAAGTGGGAGAAGCACCAGATACTACTGTAGGTGTGGACCCTGAGTCGGGCAATGAAGTACCACTAGGCGCTATGCCTGAAGAAGTGCGTGACGATATCCCAGCGCAATTGAGCGAAGGTGAATATGTAGTACCTGCTGATGTTGTACGCTTCTATGGCGTTAAGTTCTTTGAAGACCTACGTACTCAAGCTAAAACAGGCTACCAAGAGATGGAAGAGAATGGTCGTATTGGTGGTGAGCCAGTAGGACAAGAAGATAGCGGCATGGAGATGGTAGAACCAGAGGATGACCTACCGTTTGATCTCTCCGAGCTACAGACAGTAGACGACGAAGAAATGCCTGTAGGCTATGACGAGGGTGGTTTAGAAGTAGGTACACCTCTGTTTAACGAAGGTATTGAAAGTCTCTTTTCTGATCCTCTAGGTAGCCCTGTTACTGCACGTGAGCAGCGTGTTTATGTAGGACCAAACGGAGAGACTGCAATTCTTACGTTTATAGACGGTAAACCTGATGCAGCCTCTCAAGCTCTTATTGATATGGGTTATAAGCCTGAAGGAGAGCAGTCAACAACACCTACTAACGCAGCCCCTACAGTTGAAGCCCCTACATCTAAGCCTATTGTAGATACACCTTCGTCCTCTAATAAAGATGATTATAACGACGCTAACTTACGAGCTTTTGAGAAAGAACAAGAACAAGTAGAGAAAACTGCAAGTCGCTTTGAAGGTAAGAGTGCTCAGGAGTTGATTGACTACGGTAATAAGCTTGTAGATGGTTCTCTAGGTAAAGCAGCTAAGGGTGTTACGGCTCTTAACCCTATGCTAGGTACAATAGCTGGTATAGCTAGACGTGCAGAGATTTTTAACGTATCTAAGGGTTTGAAAGAAAAGTATCAAGAAGCTATAACTTCTGGAGATACTAGCGCAGCCGAAGAGATAGATAAAGCTTTCCAGAACATTACTAGTCGTGGCAAAGAAACAGGTTCTGGAGTTCTAGGTGGCGGCGGTCTACTTGGCGGCGGTGGCGTACTACGTGACGTAGACGGTAACGGTGTTGTTGACTTTGGTGACACTTGGTTAGGCGACTTACTAGGTTTTGATGCTGGTGGGGCAGGTATTAATACTGGTCCTAATCAAAGTGACAGCTTTAATGGTGCGCGTCGTGTTGGCGGCACAGGTAAGCTAAGCCACAGGTCTTTAAAAGACTTTTATGCAGATACTTCTCTAAAAAGCCATGCGCTGGGTACACAGCCTAAGAGTAAAGCTGCTGCAGCTAAATCTAAACCTCAACCTTCTTCAAGTAGTGCTGCTGTTAATAGATGGCAGCAAGCAACTGCTGCTGTTAACAGTATGTCTACTAAACAGAAAAATGACAACCCAAGAGCTTACCATGCAGCACTTAGAGCACAATCAGCAGCAAGTAAAGCAGCCACAAAAGCTATTAAAGCAGAAACGGCAGCTAAAAAAGCAAACCAGGCAAGAACAGCAGCTAAAGTTAAAGATATCAAATCAGGAAGAAATACATCTGGACAAGTAGGGTTTGGAAAAGGCGGTCTGATGTCTAATAAACCAGATAAAAAGTAGTGGCTATTAGCCCCGATACTATTATAATATAATAAGGCTACCCGGTCAAAGTGTTGACTGGCCCCACATAAAGGAGTAAAGAATGTCGGAAGCCCAAGTAGAAGTAATTGAAGCAGCACCACATATGCGTAACGCCGCACGAATTGCTGCAGATGAAGCTGAGCTGGAAGCGCTTAAAAAGCGTATGCGTGGTGAAGTAGATGAAACAGAAGAAGAAACCAGTGATAGTGAACCCGATAGCCAAAGAGCTACGGACACCCAAGTACAGAATGAAAGTGTACCAGAACAAAAAGCTAAAGCAGAGCCAGAGGGTGAAGCACAAGAAGAAGATGCTGGACTAAGCGCAGAAGAGAAAAGTTTCAAGAAGCGCTACTCTGATATTCGTAAGTACATGCAAGAGAAAGACGCAGAGCATAAAGCTGCGTTAGAAAAGCTACAGGGTCAGCTAGAAGCTGCTACAAAGAATGAGCTTGTACTACCTAAGTCAGAAGACGAAGTAGAAGCTTGGGCTAAGAAGTACCCAGACGTAGCAGGTATTGTAGAAGCCATTGCTGAAAAGAAAGCTAATGAACGTGCGTCAGACTTAGACAGTCGCTTGAAAGAGATTGAAGAGCTACGTGTTACAGCTAAGCGTGAAAAGGCTGAAGCTGAACTAGCTGCATTACATCCAGACTTCTCAGACATTCGTGCGGATGATGCTTTTCATGAGTGGGCTTCTAAGCAGCCTAAAGTCGTACAAGACGCTCTATATGAGAATGCTGAAGACGCTAAGTCTGTAGCCCGTGTGATTGACCTTTACAAAGCTGATAAGGGTATCACTACTAAAAAGACTTCGAGCGCTGACAAGGGCGCTGCAAGCTCTGTAAAGAGCAAACGAGCAGCAGCACCAGAAGCAGACGACTCGTCAACTTATTTGCGTGAATCTCAAGTCGCTAAAATGTCCATTAAGGAATACGAAAAGCGGCAAGAAGAGATTCTAGATGCCCAGCGCAAAGGCAAGTTTATTTACGATATGACAAAAAGATAGTTGACATCTTTAACTTTGTAAATAAAACTATAGCATATACACAACACAAAAGTGTGTATGCTTTTCACTAAGCACTAGCCACAACAAAGAACTACCTCAGAGTATAGGCCCAGCGCAGATAGGGCGGCCACCCTAGACGCAAAGCTGACTACCCTAGTACGAAGAGCCTCTTTAGTGGATATGTAGTGTTAATTCTCACGCCATATCTATAAGGAGAAATATTATGGCTATTGGTCTAAATAGTACCTATTCAGGTGCAGGAGGAACAGGTTTCGACGGTAACTGGTCCCCCGTAATCTACTCGAAGCAAGCACAGATCGCTCTACGTAAAGCGGCTGTTGTAAACGCGATTACAAACAACTCTTACTTTGGTGAGATTGCTAACCAAGGTGACGTTGTTCGCATTCAAAAAGAGCCAGATGTAACAGTCAACTCTTTGACACGTAAGGAAGCTATCGCTGTTCAAGATTTGAACGATGAAGACTTCTCTCTAGTGATTGACCAAGCAAACTACTTCGCATTCAAAATGGATGACATCGAAGACCAGTTCGCAAACGTTGACTATGTATCTTTGGCAGCAGATCGTGCGGCATATAAGATGGCAGACGCTATGGACGCTGATGTTCTATCTTACTTGTCAGGTCACACAACTGCAGGTGCTTTCATCACTGGTACATCTGGTGACGCACAATCTGATCTAACTGGTGGTGACATCACAGGTGAATACATCACAGCAAACCACTTGTCTGCTACAGACTTTGGTCAGCTAGGTACAAACGATGGTGCAGATACACCTGTAGATTATGCAGCAGGTGACTCTATTCCACTAGCACCACGTCTACCCGGTGCAACATCTTTGTCAGACACAACAGTATCACCATTGACTGTTATCGCACGTATGGCTCGCCGTATGGACGTACAGAATGTTGATTCACGTGGTCGTTGGATCGTTGTAGACCCAGTATTCGTCGAAATGCTAAAAGACGAAGACAGCCGCGTATTGCAAGCTGACTGGGGTGGAACTGGCCTAATGAATGGCTTGGTATTGAACAACCTACACGGCTTCCGTGTTTATGTTTCAAACAACCTACCAGCAAAAGGTACAGGTGCAGGTACTTCAGGAACAGGCGCACAAGACGCTAACTATGGTGTTATCGTAGCTGGTCAGGACGAAGCAGTAGCTTCAGCGGAGCAAATCAACAAAGTTGAGAACTACCGTGACCCTGATTCATTTGCTGACATCGTTCGTGGTATGCACCTATATGGTCGTAAGATTCTACGTCCAGAAGCTCTAGTAACAGCACGTTACAACGCAGCTTAATTTAGTCAAACTTAGGGGCTGGTCAAGTACTGGCCCCTTTGTGCTTTAACAAGAGGATAAACTCATGGCAATTACTACAGCAATGTGTAACAGCTTTAAACAGGAACTGCTGCGAGGTGAGCATGATTTAGACAACCACACATTGAAGGTTGCCTTGATTAAGGATACACCTACAGGCACTTATGGTGCTGCTACAACAAACTATTCTGACATTACAGATAACTTAGATGAAGCTACAGGTACTAACTACCCTGCAGGTGGTCAAGCACTAGATAGCCCTACTGTTAGCCTTTCTGGTGGTGTGGCTTACGTTGACTTTGCAGACGAAGTATTTAGTAATGCAACTGTGTCGGCTGACGGAGCTATTATCTACAACAGTAGTGTTAGCAACAAGGCTATTGCAGTCTTTGACTTTGGTGGTACGGTGACATCAACATCTGGTGACTTCACTATTGTATTCCCAACCAACGACTCTTCTAGCGCAGTAATACGTATTAGCTAAACCCAAGGTATAAACAATGGCATTAATTATTAAGGATCGTGTCAAAGAGATCACGACTAGTACAGGTACAGGTGATGTATCTCTAGGCGGGGCTTCTGCGACATTTGACGCATTTCAAAGTGTCATGTCAAATGGTGACACAACCTTTTATGCCATTGTGCATACCGAGTCGGGTGTAGATGAATGGGAAGTAGGGCTAGGTACGTTTAACACAGGCGGTACTCTGTCACGTACAACTGTCTATTCTGGCTCAAATGGTACTTCTGCTGTTAACTTCAGCAGTGGTAACAAAGACGTATTTATGACATACCCTGCATCTAATGCTATGTATAAGGATGCATCAGGTAATGTTGATCTAGAGGGTTACGTTGACTTTAACCCTATTAATCATCCTACTCACGCAGAAGGTCGCGTGTACTACGATACGGTACACAAAACACTTTCATATCAAAGTGATATAACAGATGTTGAGCACGAGCTAGGTATTGAAGAACATGTTCGTGTATATAACAGCACGGGTTCTACTATTGCAAAAGGGAAGCCTGTCTATTGGTCAGGTAACCAGAATGACGTTCCTACTATTGCACTAGGAAATGCTACAGAAGAATCTAAATACAACGTACAGGGTCTTACTGCTGGTGACATAGCAAACAATAGCTACGGTTATGTTATTGTGTCTGGTCTTGTAGATGGTATTGACACAAGTAGCCTTACTGCAGGACAGAACGTCTTTATGGGTTTGACAGATGGTGCTCTACAGAATGCATCACCTACTTATCCTAATTATCCTATGTGTATCGGCTGGGTTGTAAAGTCAGATGCTACAGATGGTATTATCTTAGTCAATCAGCAGAACCACTCAGTTAACTCTTTCCGTGTCCGTACATCAGCACATATTGGTGACGATCTTATTGTTGGGGGTGACCTAACAGTACTAGGCTCACAAACTATTGCATCATCAGAAAACGTTTCTATCGCTAATGCATGGAACTACTTTAACTCTGGTGACACTATTGGTGCACTTAACACTAACTTTAGTGGCTCAGGCTTAAACGATGCCAGCTTTACAGGCCACTTTACGGGTACAGTCTCTACAACATACTATGTTCGTATTGACGGTGTAGGTACTGGCACAGGTGGTGTAGATACATTCGAGTGGTCTACAGATAACTTTGCTACTACAGTTGCTACTGGTGTAGATATTACTGGTGACGATCAGCTTATCCATAGCACAGACAATATCGCTGTAAAGTTTGAGGCCACTACAGGCCACACATCTGGTGATACTTGGACAGGTACAGCTACCCCTCTTGATGTAGATACTGGGTTTGCTACTAACCGTAACACAGGTACATCAGGTGTAGGCTATACTCACATGGGTATTTACTTTGATGTATCTACAGGTAAGTGGACAGTCTTTGATGAGTATGATCCAGAGCCAGATGGTACGATAGACACATCTCATTCGTCTTTCAGTTACGGCACACTTAAAGCAGATACATTTGAAGGTAGCTTATCAGGTAATGCTACTACCTCTTCTAGCACTACTGGAAATGCAGCTACAGCTACTGCACTACAAAACTCTCGTACTATATCTCTGACAGGTGACGTATCGGGATCAGCTTCTTTTGACGGTACAGCTAATGCTACCATTACTGCTACTGTAGCAGATGACAGTCACAATCATGTTATCTCTAATGTAGACGGACTACAAAGCGCTTTAGACGCAAAGCTACCTCTAGCGGGTGGCACCATGACTGGCAACATTACGTTCAACAGTACGCAAACTTTTGATGGACGTGATGTTTCTGCTGATGGTACTAAACTTGATGGTATTGAAGCAGGTGCTACAGGTGACCAGACTGCTGCTGAGATACTTACAGCTATCAAGACAGTAGACGGTGTAGGGTCTAACCTTGACGCAGACTTACTAGATGGACAGCAGGGTAGCTACTACCTTAATACAGGTACTACATTCAGTGGTGACGTAAGTGGTACTTACAACAACATAGTCGTAGCAAACGATAGTCACAGCCATAGCAACTACATTACAAGTAATGCCAATGATAGCATGTCGGGTATTCTGACATTTACTTCCACTAATAATGCTTTTGCGGAGTATAATGGTTCTGGTACAGCCCCCTATTTACGTTTTAAAACTAGCGGCACTAATAACGGTTATATTCAATTTGAATCAAATGGTAACGCATACTTTTGGAATGATAGAGCTAATCAGGGTATAAGAGTACAATCGGGTGCTTCTGGGTTATCGTGGTACGATGGTGGTGCTTACCGCACAGTTTGGCACTCCGCTAATGACGGTTCTGGTTCTAGCCTAGATGCTGACCTTTTAGACGGACAACATGGTAATTATTATTTAAATTACAATAATTTTACTAACACTCCATCTATACCTTCTGCGCCTAACAACGCCACAATTACACTTAGCGCAGGGACAGGTCTGTCAGGTGGCGGTAACTTCACGACAGACCAAAGTTCTAACGAAACAATTACGTTCAACCTTACAGCACCCTATACTTACATTGACACAGCTACAGGCAACTACGGCACAATCAAAGTAGACGATGACCGTGGTGTTAGTTGGGCTGGTTATGCTATTCGTGATGACTGGGTGTTTATGTCGAATGGTGCAGCAGAAGCTGGTATCTTTAATGACACGGACGACGAGTGGGGCATCAAGATGTTCCAGAATGCTCGTACAGCTTTGTATTATAACGGCGATGAACAGTTTAGAACAGAAAGCGCTGGTGTTTCTACAGACAGGGGTATGCGTATTGGTGCGTTTGGCAATCCTCATAACGCTAATGCTTTGGAAATTGCTGGAGGTACTTCTGAAAAGATTGTCCTGTCAGGCGCAAGTGACCCCTACATTCGCTGGCAAGAGGGTACTACTGACAGATTCTACATTCAGTGGCGATCAGCTAATAATGCGCCTTTAATTCGTAACCAAGAATCTGGCGATTTTGACATTAGAGGTAACAATGCTGTTAGCCTTAGACTAAGAGATAATAACGACAGCATTAGAGGCTACGTACACGCTAATACGTCAAACAATGTTGGTTTCTTAGACTCAGGTGGTAGCTGGGCTGTTAGGCATATTAATGACCAAGGTACTTACTTCTACACAGATGGCGGAACAGAAGAGTTCAAAGTAGGTCGTGATATTGTCTCTGGCACCTACGGCACTGTCGAAACAAGAACAACTAAAAATAATTATGGTGGCTACAGTATAAATGGTCAGTGGGTGTTTATGTCTAACGGTGCTGGCGTGTCTGGCATCTTTAACGACACAGACAACGAATGGGCAGCTATCTTTAGACAGAACGCTGAAGTAGAGCTATACCACAATGGCTCTCTGGCTATGGAGACTATAGGTGCTGGTGGTATCCGTGTTGGCTCCACTACAAGTTCTGACATTTATATGCAGGACACAGACAACGGTGAACGCCGTATTCATTGTAATAGCAATAATCTGGGTTTCTTAGATAGTAGCAATGCTTGGTCTTTTTATTCTGTTGATAATGGCGATGTTTACGCAAGGAAGTCGCTTTACGTTGATAGTGCAAATGATCAAAAGATTATTTTACAAGGATCGTCTAACCCATACATCCGCTTTAGAGAGGGGACTACTGACAGATTTTACATACAGTGGGTTGCAGGTTCAAACGCACCAGTATTTCATAACAATGAAGGTGCAAACTTTCAATTTAGATCATACACTACTGGTTCATCTACTAATATACAACTTATGGCTAGTGATGGTGACCTGTATGGCTCCGTTCATGGTACTCACAACAATGAAATAGGTTTTCTAGATCAAGACGGTAACTGGGCATATCGTCATGCAAGAGATAGTCTACATGAGTGGAGCATAAACAACGGCGTTGAAATGTCTTTGTCTACATCGACGTTAGACTTGAAAAACAATACCATCACAAATGTTGAAGATATTTATCTAAATGATCGTATCTACCACAATGGTGACACCAACACATACCTACAGTTTGAAGCTAATGATGTTTTCCGTATTGTTATTGCAGGTGCAGAAGTTATGGAGTGGGGCAACAATTATGCTCGCTTAAACGATAACGACACCTTACGTTTAGGTAGTGGTTCTGACTTCCGTATGTACCATAATGGGTCACACAATTACTTCCGTAACTATAATCATTCTGTAGGTAATATTTACTTCCAAGGTGAAAACACTAGTGGTTCTAACCACGCTCTTGTTTATATGTACACTGCTACGAGCAGAACGTATGTAAGCCTATTCGAAAACGCAGAAGAAAGACTACGTACTACTGATACAGGTATCACAGTATACGGTGACGTTAACAGTACTTCTGATATTCGCTACAAGAAGAATATTGAAACTATTGATAACGCTGTCGATAAAGTCAAAGCACTACGTGGTGTTACTTTTGACTGGGATAACGAAGCGTTTGAGGCATCAGGTGAAGAAGTACAAAAACCTAACTTCACACACCGTGCAACAGGTGTTATAGCTCAGGACGTAGAGAAAGTATTACCTGAAGCTGTACGTGAAGATGCTAACACAGGCTTTAAGAACGTTACGTATGGCAACATGGTAGGTCTACTAATCGAAGCAATCAAAGAACAGCAAGAACAAATAGATATGCTTACACAGAAGTTGAATGAAATGGAGAACAAGTAATGGCGACTCCTTTACCTTATAAATTACCTAGTGGCACCTTGATGCATATATACGTTGATAAAGAAACTAGTGCAGCACGGGTAGCTGAATGGAAAAATATGATTGAAGCAGAAAAAGCAGATAAGGACGCACAAACAGACTCTGATACTATAGCTAAATATGAAAAACTTTTGAAGATGATGGACGTAACGCTGAAAGATTTAGAAGCTATACATAATATGGAACTTCCAGAGGACTAAACATGGCTTACAAATTAAACGGTCAAACTATAATTCAAGACGACAACGGCCTTCTTAATACCACTACCTCTTGGGTGTCAGATAGGCTTATAGCTGATGAAGATGATTTTGCGATTTATTATCTATCGCTGGAGCTAAATGCTTGCCTTAATGGTGGTACTTCTATTAAAACCCCTTTACATAGAGTGCTTCACGAAACAAACCCTTTAACAGGTTATAAATTTGGTGACACCAATAATAGTGGGGGTATTGACTTAAGCGATGTTTTAGATTGGCAAAAGTACGGATTAGGCTTAAAAACTACTCCTGACACTCTTTTCCTTATAAATAAATACATAGGACCAGCGGCTAGTGCTGGACACAATCAATCAGACGAAGACGCAGGTGGTTACTTAGTAGGCTATTCTGATGAAGATGCGTATAGAGTGTTAGAACTTTACGTTAACTCAGGCACTCCTGCTTGGGTTACTGACGCTTTTTCATTATCTTCCGTTGCAGCTTATGCTGACATTGATGATAACGGCTCAATAAATAGTTCAGACTTAACAGCAGCTAGAAATGTTATTAACGGAACAAGTACCAATAATGCTCACTATAAAAACTTTTATATATTTAAAGGCTTAGTATGCGGTAAGTTTTGGGCAGCAGACTTTTCTAATACTTCCGCTATGTGGGGGAGAGGACTAGTAGGTACGGGTAATGGGTTTGCTTATGTTAAGCCTTACTTTATTAATAATCTCCCAGGTATTGAAAAAACTATTTCAGGATCAGAGGTTTGTACAGAAAACCTAGAAATAAATATACAGGATTCTAATCTATCAGGCGCTGCGGGTAGAACAGGCGTTACAGATTATGGTCTTTGTGGGATAAGAGGTAACAGGGCAAAGGCGGAATATGGAGATGATCTTTCTAGTCTGACTGTCTCACTACCTAGTGTTTCTTTAGATGAGGGGGCTACTGTTAGAGTAGATTTCTATTTTATTCCAGTTAACAACGGTGCTATTCTTTACGCAGACCCTCAGACTAGCTCTAATACTCAAATCAATGTAGATTACAACTATAGAACGTCTTATAGTAGTTCTGATGCAGGTGGCTACGTCAATGATAACTCAGGTGGTATACGTCTTATGTATTACGGGGTGCGTAGCTCTTCTTTCCCCTTTTGTGCAGGAAGTATGTATCTATACAATACTGGCGGTTATTGGACGTTCAGGTCCAATATCGCTTATCAATACAATGGAGGCTATACTATGGAGGGCATAGCTGTAGGTCAAATACGTAGTCTTAGCCCAGCTAAACTTAAGTTTAGATTTAATAGTGATAATATTTCTTATGGTGCAGCTACTGCCGTTCCTGTTGGTGAAATTCTAACTTAAGGATATAGATATGCATAAAGCAATATTAGTAGAAACTTGGAACAATAAAACAGGTAAGTATGACCAAGAAACTCAAGTAGTACCTATGACAGAAGAAGAGATAGAAGAACATAACGCTTTGTGTGCTATGGGACCATCCTTTGAGGATACGCAAAG